ACTTTCTTTTGTTGTTCTTCCAGCATGCTTGTAGTTGAGGAACAGGGAGCAAATAACAGATATTTAGTGGAATAATTGCATAGGCTATATAATCGCAAAATAATGGCTTTTCTGCCCACCCCAAGGAGCCTGTTTTATCATTTGCGACATACTCAAGAAGAATGTCGTGATATTCCTTTCGCCTTACCTTCTCGTCAATATATATGGCCTTACCGGATGATAAAATTACTGTTCTGTCTATCCCAAGGTGTTGAGTCTGTCCGTTTAATCTCATATTGGTAAACCCGTTGTTTTCAGGAAATGCCTTGTCGTAAATCTCTTTCCATATAGGTAGGTCTTCTGCGCTGTGACTGAAGGCGAGGTCAGCGTTAAAGTCGTTCATTTCTATACCTCGTTACCCCATACGGCCCAACCCGGCCTTAATTCCCTGGCGTACATTTCAAGTTTTGACTTCTCAATGAATGCCTTTTCAATCCACTCATAGACACACTCAGGTTTTCTGCTGTGGTTTTGTCTTATTTCTCTGAATACACTACCAACTCTACAGAACTCAGGCGGAGGGCTTGCTTTGCCTTTGGTTCCAACGAGCAATAATTCATGCTGCCCTCGAAACCAGTAACCCATACCAAGTTTTTCCTTGTCCCATACGGCATGGGTCTTGTACTCAAAGCCCCAAGAAGTCATTACCTCTAATGCTTCTTGTAGTTTCGGTGCCGTGGCCCACAAAAGAAGCACCGCAGAATCAGCAGAATCGGGTTTATGATTACTGATCTCTTCAACGCTTGCGGTGGTATAGTGATTCTCAATTTCTCTCTGGTGTGTCTCTGAGAAATCGTATCTCCAGGGCGGGTCGGCCAGTATTATATCGAATGGGCCAGTTATTTCTTGGGGTATTGGTTTGGAAACTATCTCTGCTACTTTTTTCTGGTAGTCTTCTTTTTTTATTTCTCGTATAGCATCTGCCATTTTGACTTCACCGCGAATAATGGCCGCCGCTTTCTCTGGGTGCTGCTCAAGTATTTCTGCTGCCTTGCCATCCCTTTTGATTGTCGCCGGAGACACGCCGTGCTGCTTGGAGAGGACTTCGGCTGTCTCGCCAGAAACTAGATCATTTTGATCTAGTTTAGAAGGTCTGCCCTCTCGTTTCTTCATGCGGTTGTACCGGCGACCACGGATCAGCTTCATTTGGTCTGGGGTAAGGTTTCGTCTTCCAAGCTGGTTTGAGTCTATCCAATCCAGTGCCGCCTCACGATCTTTGAATGACATCCCGATAACAGGATATTGCAGGCCGTGCTTCTGGCAGATTTCAAAGCGGTTGTGCCCATCAACAAGCAATCCTTCTTCCTGCCAGACAACCAGCGCATCACGACATCCATCGGCCAACAATGAAGCCTCAAGGATTGCTTTTTCATCCAGTGAAATAGGTGGTATCTGTGCCTGAAATTCTGGATCTATTCTAAAATTTATTTCCATTTATTCTCCCTTCATCTTGAAAACCCTATCCCACACACACCCTCCTCAACATCTTGCCATCCATTTGCCGGACTGATTTGATATCCAGATAGTGCCGGTTCCGGTATTCCCTACTGCACTCCTTGCGCGGCTGCTTCGGCTTTCCGCCAGTGAAGTAGAAATCGCCATCGGGCTTCTCCTGGCCGCACTGGCTGCATATCTTGTGGCCGGTCCTTGCTTCCGGCTTGGCCTTCGGTGTTCCCTGCTTCGGCCCGCCTTTGGCACCCCGGCCAACGTCATCCCACCATTCCTGCTTGATGTCGTACGCCATCATCTCACCTCAAAAAATATCCGGGGAGCCGCGATACACGGCTTGTCCCCCGGTGGCCATTGGCCATGACACACTTTGCTTGCAAAAAGGACCGGGCCATGGGGATGACCCGGCCAGAGGAGGTTTGAGGCGTCCTGCTCTGGACGCCTGTATAATGTTCCCCCGCAATGTGCTGCGGAGTTTGCGGGCATGGTATTGCCCACGGCTACTTCCCATCCATGGGATGCGCCGTGGGGTGTGGCTACCCCGAGGTCGCAACCAACGGGGGTGATACTCAAAAAGTCCCTGCCGCCCGTGAAAGCGGCATGGCAAGAGGGGGGCGATATGGCATCGCCCTGTGCGGACAAAAAGGGGCCTCTCCATTGCGGAAAGGCCCAAGTATGAATAGGGGGTATATGGCTTTTTATCATATGCCCTAGCAGTCAATGATTACAAACGCCCTTTTGTCGAGGTTGAATATGCGAGCAAGATCGGGAACTTTATCGAGCGTACCAATCTTCAGCATCGCATAATAGCCCTGTCGAGTTTTATACCCGAGCTGAGTAGCAAGGTCTGCAGCCTTGATTCCATGCCGCTTTCTCATGATCTCAACCAGTTCACTGTCAAGTCGTGCGATTTTGCTCATGGGGTAATGATAAAGAGCAAGGATATGTTTGTCAAGCCCTATATTTCAATAATAGATAACTATATAAAATTACTTGATTATAAAAAATAACATGATTATCGTAAAAAATAACCTTGACAAGTCATGTGCGCTCGATTATTATATGCTCATGCTCCAATTAAATGCCTAACCGCGAAGAAGGAGGCCCCATGTCAAACCACAAAGTCACAATCCGTTACGGAGAACTTGACCTCGAAGTCCACGTCTACGTCGAACCGCCGGAGCGGGAAACCGGTACCGGCATGCTCCTCGACATCGAGGAGATCCACCTGACCCGGCAGTATTACAACCGGGAAGGCGTGGAGCTGGACATGAACCCCATCGAGCAGTTCGTGCTCGACCGCTACGACAAGGATCAGATGTTCGCTATGGTCCTGCATGAGCTGGTCGAGAAGGCCCTGGAGGAAGGCGCACGGCAGAGGGTGGAGGACGTTGACCACTATCCGAGGTTCAACATGGTGAGCTACGCCAAGCAGGTCTGCACCCGCCCGTGCATCGACAGGAGGGCGGTATGACCTACCGTGACACATCAGACGAGGCCCGCCAGTGCGCCCGTGAGTCCTTGTGCGAGGGGTGCGATGGCACAGAGATAAGTTGCCCCTGCCACATGGAGGACAGGTGTGAGGGATTTCAGGACGAGGCAATCAAGATCCAGACAGAAATGGATGAGGAGGGATGAGATGACATTCAGACAGGCAGAGAAGAAGTTGGCGGCCATAGCCGCACAGGTGGGCGATTGTCATGCCGTTGAGTACCGGCGATTCACCCTATCCAGTGAGCGTGTCGAAACCAAATGCGTCCTATACATCGGCAAAGTCGGCCACTTTGAGGGTCCCACATGGGAAGTGGCATTCACGAATCTCGATCAGAAGTTGAATCCCTCGAAGTACATTGAGAGGATGCCGGAGGTATCAGCATGAACGGACCAATGACATGCGAGAAGTGCCGGTTCTTCCATGTGGAGAGTATGTCATGCCATAGATACCCGCCATCGTTCCGGGCCCCGGACGAAGTTCCTCACGACTGGTGGCCGGCGGTTAGGCCAACAGATTTCTGCGGCGAGTTCCAGGAATGGCCCAAGGTGGAGGAATCCAATGAATAGACTCTCTCTCGCCGTTGACATCATCGCCCTGGTCCTGGCCGTGACCGTGGCCCTCGGTGTCTGCTCCTATGCCGCATACCGGCACGGGGAACAGGCGGGGTACAAGCAGGCGCAGGCCGAGCTTATGGTGGGGAGGGTGTGCAAGTGATCTATGATAGCACCCGCCCTCTCCCCAAGGCCCCATCGAAGCTGAACCCTGCCAAGGCACGGGCCGCTATCCGCAGCGAGATAGCCGCCGCCCAACGGTACAAGGAGATATGCGAGGCCGGTGATCTGCCCAAGGTCGAGGCAAAGATAGAGTGCCTATGGAGGGCGTACAGGGGGTTGCAGGGATGATCAGATCAATCCATCAGTCAATGATAAATACATGGCTCAGGTGCGGGGTGCAGTTCGAGCGCCGGTATCTTCTTGGTGACATCATCCCCCCTGGCGTCGCAGCCCGGAGAGGATCGGCGGGGCACAAGGGCGCGGACCTGAACGCCAGGAACATGATCGAGCATGATGGTCAGATAATGCCCCTTGATTCGCTGCAGGATGCAGTCAGGGATGAGTTCGTGAGATTGGTCAAGGAGGAAGGCGTATTCATCCCCCAGGCTCAACTGAGCGAGAAGAACGCCATCCTGAACGATAATCTCAACCAGGCCGTGACCGCCATGGAGAAGTATCATTCCGATGTGGCCCCGATCATCAAGCCGGTTGCATCGGAGCTTATGGTACAGGCAGACATCGGCCTTGATCTGCCCATAGCAGGAACTATCGACCTGGCAGAAGACAGGCGAATCCGTGACCTGAAGATCCGGGGGAAGGCATCGAACAGCGAGGCAGCCGCCACGGACATCCAGCCATCATTCTACTATGAGCTCTATCGGGCGCACTTCGGGTTCTACCCTGACGAGTTTGTCTATGATGAGATCATCCCGCTCAAGACAAAGACGAACTACAACCCGATACCGACCACCAGGGACAAGGCATCGATGGCACGGTGGAGGCTCTACCTTGAGGCGTTCCTCCGTGACCTGAATGCTGGCATCTTCAGGCCGGCCGATCCTGGTCACTTTTTGTGCTC